GCACCCCAACCTGTTTTTAAAGTTGTAGCACTATTCCAATTAGCCTGTCCCCAGGTTAATCGGCCCCATCCTGAAGTAACGTCGGGCACTTGACCCTCCTTACGCTATACGAATGATTGCGTTACTTGCGTCTGCTGTTGGAAATTGAATTGTGAATGTTCCAGAAGAAACTGTTTTATCACCACCAAAAGCGATGACAGCAACAGCTTTGTCAGATTGTGTATCATTGTAAATTAAACAACCATTAGCTGTAAAAGAAGCAGAAGTAAAACTTACGTCTGCAAAATCACAAACCGCAGTTGAACCATCTAAAGTTGGAGTAACACTTGTTAAAGTTGCTCCTCCTGCAGAGTATGCAGATCCTGATGTATTTGATATTTCGTTTGATGTTGAATAAGCAGTTGTGCTTGCACCTAAAGATGCAGAACTTGTGTACAAAGCTATCTTAAAAGTATTACCACTAGACGCAGTAAAATTATGTGTTCCAACTAAAATCTCTTGTTTAAAGCTGTTACAAATTGCCGATGATATTGCCATAATTTATCTCCTACTGTTTTGCTGAAGGTATAGGTATACGTACAGTTCCGTCTGTGTAGTCGTCTCTTTTACGTCTACCGAGTTGTTCTGCAGCAAACTTCTCTACTTCTTGTTTATACTTATTTTCGTATAGTGTCAACATATCTATAGGTCCTTTTAAAAACCCATATGCCTCCACAAGACATGCATATAATAAGCCATTTGGAAAGTACAGACTTATATAAGTTGTTGTATTTGAGCTAGATAATCCATCAGGAATAGCTTCATAATGAATTTTAAATTTATAAGTAGCATCTGGAACAGGGGCTAAAGCTAATCTACCTGACGTAGTATCACTTACACCTGTTGCACCACCAAACATAGCGTAGTATTTTGGTTTTCCTCTTTTTGTAGACTCTGTTGATGGTACATATTCTTGTAAATATGACATATCTTTTTTTTCTAAAAAGGTGTTTGCACCTGTAGTAGCTGATGTAGAATCATATACTTGAATACTTTTTACAAATAAAGTTTTAGCAGGAACATTTATTGTTTCTTGTCCAACTACCAAACTACCAATTGATTCTTTTTTATAAGCATCGATTGGTACATCTCTTAATATTCTAAATTCTGAATCTTCAATAATTCTATTAACAATAGCTGCAGTTAATACATTAGCATCTACTTCCGTGTAGTTTCTAATATCAGTTACTAAATTATCGTAAGTAAATCCTGCCATTATGCTTGCTGTGTTACAGGTCCTGCTGTAACAAAGTCTCCTCCTGATTTTTCTGTTACTGTAGCACTAGAGCCACAGTTAAATACATAAGTATTAGTTGTTACACTACTTATACTAAATCCTGAACTATTTTCAAATACTGTAAATGCTAGTCCTCCAGGACTTCCATCTACATTTCTAAATCTAACAGTGTCACTATTTGATCGACCGTGATTTGGTTCTGTCACTGTAACATTTGCAGATCCACTTGTTAAACTAAATGGATTGCTTGGTAATAAATTTTGTGTTGCTGGCTCTGTTCTAGCTGGTCTTGCATTAGATAATCCTTCAGGATCTCCTGAAAATCTAGTTGGCTCTAATTGTGGTTGTTTAGCCTCAAACTCTGAAACATGCACCAAAGAACCATTCCATTCTCTTACCATTTCGTTGTATGGAAAAGCCATTCCTGATCTATCTGATATTGCTTGTGCGTATTTTCCTCTAGATAATTTAGACATTTGGATAATAAGTTTTAGGTGTTATGTAAGAACTTGAAGAAGAACCATCTTCTTGTAATGCTCTATTTAATTCATCTTCGTACAAAAGTTTCATTTGTTGAACGAGTTGTGGATTAAATTTTTGTGATAAATAATATGCTAATCCAGAAACCATACATGGTACAAATCTATATGGTACGTCTGTTGCATTCGTATAATCACCTACGTCTTGAATTCTTTTTACATAATAGTAATTTATAAATTTACCTGCTTGATCAGAACCAGGAGTTAAGTACAAAGTAATTGTAACTTTATCAATAAATCTCTGTACAAAATACTGAGTAGGTTGTCCTGTGGATGTTTTATTAGATAATGCTTGATAACTAGATCTATTTATTTTTGTTAAAGGTGTGTCAACGTTTGAATTTCTAAAAGAAGCTTCCAATACATCGTCCACTCCATAAACAGCTGTGGCATCAGATGTGCCATCACCTGTTGATCTAAACATTGTGTATACTGCTTGATCAGCAACTAAAGTAATATTATTGTTTGCAACTTCCCAATAATGAAGTCCTCTATTTGCCCATTCTTGAAACATTATATTTAATGAACGTCTTGCACTACGTAACTGATTACCAGATACGCCTTGAAAACCTATTCGTTCATAAGCATCTTCTATGATTTCATCTATAGAAAAATTTTTATCAAATACAACTGTTCCAGAGGTAGTGTTAGCCATTTAACCTCCTACTTATCAATCAATAATGTTGCGCCTACTAAATTAGCAATTGCAGAAACTTTCATTCCACCTGGAAATAAAATTCCATCTTCAGGTATGTTAAATGAAAAAACATCACCTTCAGGACAATCTCCTTGAAATAAAGTTGTGCTATCAGTGTTGTCTTGCAAAGTTATTGATCCAGCTCCAGATCCATCAGAAGCTAAAATCATTCCTCTTAATCTTGTTCTGCCAGCAAAAACTGCTCCTGTCGCTGAAACTCTAACTGCTTTTACGTCACCCTTCATAATTTTTGTTCTCCTTAAAATTATGTGGGGCCGAAGCCCCACATTAATTAATTATTACGATGCAAATGCGAATACACCAGTAACTTGAGTTGTTTCTCTAGCTAATGATGTTGCAATGTGCCACGTGCCTGTTTCATAACAAATGAAAGCAATCTGTCCACCAACAGTCAACAAATTTGTTGTTGCGTTAGCTGGTGTAAAAGTTAATTTAGTTTCACCTGCTGCTGAAGTATCAAAAGTTACTTCACTTGAACCTCTTGATTCAATTACAGAACCAGTTGCCCAAACATCAGAACCTGCTGCATCAAAAGTTAATACTGCTGTTCCACCAGTTGTGTCAATCGCTTGCGCATAAACTACAACTGTTCCTGCTGTTGCTGCAGGTAATGTACAAGTTGCAGCTGCTGCACCTGTGTAGTTAACTATAGAAATAGTGTCTGCTGCTAGTGTAATACTAGTAGCTGTTGCTACATCTGATACCGATAAACCAGTTAAGTCAGGCATACCTGAACTCATTCTAGTTGTGATTGCTCCCGTAGTAGCATTTTTAGTTGCTACTTGGAAACCTTTTTCCGAACGTACCGGTCCGTTAAACGTTGTTGAAGCCATAATTGTATCCTCCTAGTTTTCCGAACATAGTCTCTAGGCCGTCCACTATACGGGTCTATGTTCTAATTAATTGTATAGTGAGTTTTTTATATACTAGTTTTTAGTAGAGTGCAAGAGAGCCTGTAATGTGGAGTGATTTTTTTCCAACGATGTAGCTTTTTATTAAGTAGCTACAGAAACTTGTGGAGCAATGGCATCAACTTTATTCTGCAAATGAGCTTGTTTGGCCTCTGCAGCTTTTATATGTTGAACGATCTTTCTGACTTGGTCATCGATCCTTACCATATTGAGAGTATATCTACCCTCGTTAAGATGCTCTTGCTTCCATTTCAGGTCCAGGGTTTCCTTCTCTTTGTAGAGATCCTGGATGTGCGTTTGCATCGTCATTTATAACCTCCTCATAGGTTATTCTATATCTGTCTGAAGCATATACATTTGCTCCGACATATTCCCATTTTATATCATTTACTCCTAGTTTGTCAACTATAGCTTGTTCAAGGGAAATAGGGTCATCGTTAGATAACACTTCAAATTTTGCGTAGTGATCGTATGCGTTTATTGTAACTATAAATTTTTTCATGGTTTTTCTTTCTATTTTGTAATTGTGGCGGAACAATGTCCCGCCACAAAAATTTAGATATTAAGCACCTGGTGATGCAAAGATACCTCTGAAGTCAGACACGCCGAAGCTGTATCTTTCTCTAGCTTTGTATCTTACGTTACCAGTATCAAAGTCACCTTCCATTGCAGTTTTGATAGGTGATCTTTCGAAATACTTCATGCCGTTAGGTACATCAGTAATGATGTAGAACGCATCTGTGTCAGTTAAAAAGTTATTAACTCTGTAACCTTGTGGGATCATACCCATAGACACGATTGCATTTACATCGTTATCTGCTGTTCCAACTCTACCTTGAGATTTCATTAATCTCTCAGCTGTGAACTGAAGCTCAGAAGGGATAATCATTTTAACACCTCTTGCAGCAATTTTCAGACCTCTTTCGTCTGTCATTGCAGCGATGTCAATTAATGACTGCTCTAATGAAGTTTCGTTCAAGTCAGCCGCTGTACTTAATGTATTAGATACAGTTCCAGAAACAGTCGGGTGAGATGTGTTAAATAAACTAACACCATCACCTGAAGTAAAGCTTCCAGATGGTAGACCGTTAATCAGTGGATTAACAGATTTGACTTGTTTAGTATTCGCCATAGATCTAGCTAATGCTTTTGTATATCTACTAGCAAGTCTGTCATACAAGTTATCCTCAATAGCTTCTTCAGTTATTGCAAAAGCAAGAGCTACAGTTTCGTGGCTGTATCTCGCAGTGTAAGTTTCTTGAGCATTGTCAAAAACAACTCCACTACCTTCTGGTTTAACTTGAGCTTGAGCA